ATACCACGATCATCCTTAATCTTTTGGACTTGCGTGATTGCACTCTCAAGAGTTCCGATAGCTAATGTAGCGGCAGTTGCTGTGTTAGTCTGAGTACCATCGGAAATAGTTGGATGCGTACTAGCGAAGAACGCAACACCATCACCAATTGTATCAGTAAAGCCATTGGTAAACAGATTAGCAGCTTTGACTTCCTTAGTATTTGCCATTGCACGGGCCAAACCTCTGGCACGTAGTTTTGCAAAGGTATCATACAAGTTGTCTTCCATTGCCTCTTCTGTAATTGCAAAGGCTAGAGCAACAGTCTCTGCCGTGTAACGGGCAGTGTAACTCTCTTGTGCATCATCGTAGGAAACAGCAGCACCTTCAGACTTAACAGGAGCTGAACCGAAACCTGTAAACAGAACTTCCTCTTCAAAAGCACGGTCAGAATTTTCGACTTCATAAAGTGATTTATGTTCGTCGTTAACCTGTCCATACTCTATCCCGAAAACCGCATTTAGACCGGGAAGAAGTTCTTTGGCAATACTCGCTCGATTAATAGCCATTGTTTATCTCCTTCCTATCTAAGCAGTGGAAACTGTAGTAGTTGCAAACCGATCCCTGTGCGTGGGTAACCAGACCTCAAGCACTGGATATTGATCAAGTCCGTCTGGATTTTCATTCGGATCTTTCTTATAACCAATAACTCGCACATTACCTACAATGGTTTCTACACCAGCAGCACTGGTTTCCACGAAGAACGCAGATTGTCCAGTTTTGGTACTACCGGCAGATGCCGTCGAAACGGTTGCCGTATAGTTGAGAACTTTACAGATCTCACCATGACTACAGGTTGCATTACCTTGAATGTAATACGTCTGATCAGGATCAGTTATGACATGGAACTCAATACTTGTTGCGGCAGTAATAGCCTCTCCCGGCCAATACCGTGAGAACTTTTGACTACCATCAGCATCAACATAATTACATCCCATGAATACGCCCGAAGGCTTCAGAGTTGCAGTTATACTTTCAGCAATGGTGCCACCTGCATCAATAAGAATCAAGTCACCAGTATACAGTTTCTTGGGAGCACGAGTTATAGTCGTGGGGGAAATAAGAGTAGTTGTTCCACCAGTATTATAATTCGATCCCTTTTTCCGAGCAGGAAGGAAGCCACGTAACGCTCGTGTACTTGACATAATAATTCTCCTTCCAATTAAGGACTAATCCTGAAATGTCGGAGTTCGTCCTTTAAATGTTCTCGATTTGCTATTATTGGAAATTGGCATACGAGAATTAGATTGACTCATCAATTGTGAATTAACAGCCTCTAACATCTCATTTGCCTTATTCCTATAATGGCGTCTTTTGGCCTCCAGCTTTACCGTGGGAATCTTCCCCAAGGCTATGTCTCCACGACAGACAACTCCAGCATAGCGACCTTCTTCTCTCACGACAGAAGTTGCTCCCATTTCAGGAACCTCATCAGGAGTAACAAATTCCCATCCTTGCGATTGTTTCTTACCAACTTCTTGGTAATCATCCTGACCATTAAGAAGGATTCTTAACCAACCAAGAGACATATCTTGCTGATTAAATCTTTCTTCAACTCCACGGGGTATATGAGTTGCGTTTGGCTCTTCAAAGACGTACTCTGTTTCCTCTCTGGTTTCAGTTTCCCGTAATTGAGAATTACGTGATTCTTCAATACGTGTCATAATTTCACCTCCACGTTACATTTTAATTGCTGTGTACTCACCATCGGCATTCTCTACCTTTAGCTTTTCAGCAGCATATTGTTCAAGTGGTATGCCCCAATTCTGAGCAAGCCGTACATCTTCTTTTGTCAGCTTTACTTTACCGGGACTTGGAGAGGAACGTGACGCTCCAGCTACCACCTGAGCAGGTTTAGACGGTTGTTCCTGCACCGAACTTTTATCAGAATTAAACTTATGCGGAAACGATTCTTTAATCCTGTTATCAATTTCATTATAAAATTCTGGATCACTTGGATCAAATCCTTCTTCTTTCAATTCAGCATCTAAAGCAAGAGCAGCGGCAGTCATAACTCTGTCTTTACCAAACCAGTTATTTTCTGACTTTTGTGACCATTCTATAGCTCTTGGATCAGCAATATCTTGCTGTTGTACTGGTTGTTGTACTTGCTGTGGTCCAGAAGGTTGTACATTATCAAATTGAACTTTTGTAGCACTAACAGATTTTAAATCACTTTGAGCTTCATTTAAAAACTCCTGTGCCTGTAAAATCTTTTCTGAATCTCCATCTGCATGAGCTGATTTATAAGCAGCTCTGGCAAGTTCAAGTTTATCTGTAATCTGCTTTTCATTAGCATCTAAATTTAATTTACTAATATTAGTAAATTCCTGTTCTCGTACATTTAATTTACCAACCAGATCTTCATTATTTCTTATTAGTTGAGATATTTGATCATCACGATCTTTTCTCTGTTTTATTAATTGTCGTATTCTTTTCTGAGCACCCTTAGTTTCAATGCCCTCTAATTCCTGTGGTTCTTTTTTCTCTTCTTTAGGTGGTTCCGTATCAGAAGTAGCTTCAATCTTTGATTCTTCTTCTACTTCAAATTCCACCTTATTTTCTTCATTATCGGAACTTGGTGCTTCCACCTCAGTCCACTCTTCTTTTTCAATCATTTCAATTCCTTTCGCTGCTTACGAAGCATACGGTTTGACGTTTCAAGTATAGTATACTATAAAATATGATAAGATGCAAGTACTAATATTAAGAAGTTAAATTAAATGTAGGATCTAAATCTCTTGGATGTTCAACTCTACATATTACCTGATCATCAAATAATAGTATTAATCGTACTGATTTATAGAATAACTTCTGACCAGCATGTTTGGCATAACAAACATAATCTCCATTTTGACACCATGCTCCATTGGGAAATTTTATCTCATCTTGATAAGCTAAGTCTCCTATGGAAATAACTTTACCTACAGTAGTAAGATAGGCCATGTCATCTCTGGTTGAATCAGGAAGTACAATACCTCCTTTTGTTACTCCTTTTATACTTACTGGTCGTATTAAGATATGATATCCCGGTAATTCCGGTAAAGGAGTTGGATCTTTTACTTCATTTTCTGTTATCCACATATCATTTTTCATTGCTTTTCCTAGATGTACCTGTTGCATTTACTCCTCTTCCTCGTATACACGCTTCTTTACGATAGTTGTAAAAACTTCTCTGGACCATTCAATTCCATGAATATGTCCAACCAGTTCACGATAATGCGAATAACTTTCCGCAGTACCATTTCCCAGTAGCATTTTCAATCTATTTAATTCATCATTATACTCCTTTATTACTTCATCCCATATTTCCATTATATTGTTACCAATAAGAATATAATAAGACCAAGAGCACTAAAGGCAATAATAGAAGATACATCAAAATCACCTATAACTTTCTTTATTAAATTCATGATCGTACTGTCTTGGGATATTTCCATCCAGAATCTGGACGTTCATTTAGAACACCTCTACGTGCTCGTTTTCCAGTTCCACCATCGTCAATGGAACGATTGGTGAAGTTACCATAAAGATCTTTAACTTTACCGGAAACATGCTGTGGGTATCCATTTGTGATTCCACGATCATCGTTCCTCACATGAGTAGGATATCCCTCTGTCTTTCCTTTTTCATCATTGGGATAGTGAGTCCCTCCATATTTAGGCATTATCTTTCTCCTTTTTTGTTTTGGTAATAATTTCCTTTACTATGTCCACCATCTTAAACTCTCGTTCTCTGGAATCCTTATCTTGCATGGATGCAATTCTATCCAGAGCTTTAGTTCTGACTTCATCTATATCCAGATCAATTTTCTGTTGTTCCAGATTTGTCTTGATCATTAGATCTAGGGCTTTCATAGTTGTATCTGCTTCTGTCTTTTTTTCTTCTATGGTTAACTTGGACATAACATCCAGAGCCTTCATAGTTTCTTTACTGGCTCTGTCCATATCTGCTTTTTCTTTCTTGAGTTCAGTACTTTGGCCTTGGACAAAAGAATCTATGGTGAGTTGTGCTTGTTCCAGTTCAAGTTTCTGAGCATCTAGGGCAGCATCAGCAGCATTCTTGGCCGCAGTAATTTGTAGTTTCTCCTGTTCCAGTTTAAGTTTCTGAGCTTCAATAGCAACCAGTTGCTGTTCTGGGGATTGCATCTGACCCATGGCTTGATTAGCATTGAGAACCTGTTGTGCAGCTTGAGCCATGATAGCTTCTGTGACATTAGCCCCCTGTGGCCCTACTTCTTGCATACCCATTTGTGTGATACCATTTATCTGTTCCTGATACTTCAAGATCATATGCTCCTGTATGTTGGATTCCAGAACAGGTTTAATCCTTTGCATAATAGGACTTGCCCCATTCATGGGATCTTGCAGGTAGGCTGTCTTGACCTGAACATGTGCATCATGATTCTGACCGGGGAAGGCAGCAATAGCTACTCCCTTCACAGCAGCCATGATATCAGACACAGGATCAAGTGGCTTTGGTTTCTGCTTGGAGGGAAGTATCTCCTCCATATTAGGCATATTGGCAGCAGTAAGAATTGTTCTATTCAGAGCTT